ACAATAACGACGGCACAGGCGATGTAGGTATAAGAAGACTATCGTTTAGTGTTGGATTTAATGATACAGGTACAATTCAAGGAGCATCATCAGGAGCTGGTGGTACTATAGACTCGCTTTATGAAGATGTAGCTACAAGGCCAATAGGAGACAATGCAAATGTTGTAGCAGATGCTAGAGCTGCAAATGGTGTTGTAACAGAAGTTGAAGTGATTGATAGTGGATTTGGATATCAACATAGTGCTAACTTAACATTGAGATCTGACAACTCAAACAATAAGATTGTAGTCAGTGGTACTGCTAATGTAACCACTACAGGTATTGGACCTGGATATTGGGCATCTAAAGAGTCATTTTTGAATACTAAATACATACATGACAATGACTTTTATCAATCTCACTCATATGTTATCGAATCAGGGTTGTCTTTAAATAAATATAGAGATATACTACTTAAAACCACTCATATCGCAGGTACAAGATTGTTTGGTAGAGTATTTAAAGAAAGTATTGCAAACGTAAGTGTGACATTTTCTAATACACAATTGCAAAGAATTGGAAGTAGTAACGGGGACATATTACAAACGGTAGACACGTAATGGGAAAATTAGTAACAACAAATTTTAATTCACACAATGCAAAGCAATTTGTAGAGTCTCTTAATGAGACTGCAAACAGCTTATATTATGTTTTCTTAGGAAAGCATACACCGTTTACTGAAACTGGTTTTAGTGACGATACGCCTCCAACGCAAAACAATTCTCCTGAGAATAGTTTCTATCAACCATACAGAGACATGATATATGGTAAGCAGGTTACTACCTCTGATATTAAACATATGATAGCAAACAATGCATGGACTTCAAATACAGTATATGCTCAGTACGATCATAGAGACGGTGATCTAAAAAATAAAAACTTTTTTGTACATGTCCAAGAAGCTAATAATGATTATAGTGTCTTTAAATGTATCGGAAATAATAAAGGTGCACCATCTATAGATCCGCCTACAGCATCAGAAACAGCAGCTAATGATCAGATCTATATTACAACTACAGACAGATATCAATGGAAGCTAATGTATGAAATTCCTTTAGCAACATATAACAAATTTACAACCTCAAAGAAGATACCAATTATAGCAAATGCAAATGTATCTGGAAACGCTGTCCCTGGCGCAATTGACTTTGTTGCAGTTAACTCAGGCGGTAGTAGATACAATAGTGTAGCTAATGGAGTTGTAAAAGTAACTAATGTTGGCGGTAACTCTAGAATGATTGAAATAGAATCATTAGTCAGTGCTAACGTAACTTATTCACAAACAAATAATTCAGTGAGCGGTACCTTTTCTCCAGCAGAAAGAATAGACTTGCTTGGTAAACATGCTAACGGAGATCTATTTGATAGCAACAATGCGCCAAATTTGGTAAACAACATTGCTAATGCTGTATCCATTGAAGCAAATACTTCACAGTTAAGAGTTGTAGATATAGCTGGAAACTTTTTTGGAAACAGTGAATTAGTAGTAGTAAGAGGACAGACAAGTAATGCTACATCACTAATAACAGATATAGTATCACAAACATCAACATTATCTGCTAACACTGATTTTTATAAAGGATCTACATTTTACATTTCTGCAGGAGCTGGTGCAGGAGCAGCAGCAAGTATTAGCGAGTATATAGTAACCGGCTCATCAAGAAGAGTCCTTATAGCTAATGATACAGGTTTTGCTACTCCAAGCGGAATGATTATAGACACAACATCAAGATTTGAAATAACACCATCCGTATCAATAACAGGAGATGGATCTGGAGCTGAGGGTAGAGCAATTGTTAACACTCAAATTGGTGCAATTGATAGTATTGAAATTACAAAGAGAGGTCAAGGATACACTTATGCCGATGCTACGATTATAGGTAACACAGGTATAGTGAGCAGCTTACAAGCTAACAATGCAAACGTCACAGTTATTATAGGACCAAAAGGCGGACATGGATCTGACCCAATTAACGAACTGTATTCCGACACAGTTGGCATATCTGTAGACTTTGCTAATAGCGAAGGCGGAAACATACCTGCTAATAATGACTTTAGACAAATTGGAATAATTAAAGACCCATTGTTCAGCAATGTAGTAATTACATTAGCTAATACATTAACAACAGATAATGCTACCGGGTCAGGTACTTCATTCCAAGATGAAGAAGTTGTAACACAAAGTACGTCAGGTGCATATGGAGTAGTTACTTCAAGAGCAGCAGGAACAATAAATCTTTCAAATGTCTATGGCCAATTTGTAACAACTACAGCAGGAAACACTACACATAGAATAGTAGGCGGTACATCAAATACATCATCAACTGTAGGTGATTTCCAAACTAGCGATAAGACAACATCTAACTTTACTACATTTGATCAGCGATTTAGATTAACAGGATTTGCACAAACAACTTCTGATGCTGCATTTTCTATAGACGAAGTAGTAATTCAGCCAGATACAAGCTCGTCAGGCATTGTACACAGTATAAATACTTCTAGTGGAAGTGTAATGACTATTACTAATAAAAAAGGTAATTGGCTAGCATCTGATATTGCAAGCGGAACTGATTATGAATTTTCTGGAAGCACTAGTGGAGCTTCAGGTAAATTTACTGATACTGCAGGACCTGACATAATACCTAACACAGGAGAGATAGTTTATATTGAAAACCTTTCTCCAATAACAAGACAAGATGATCAAACAGAACGCGTTAAACTAATGATAGAGTTTTAGAGGAACAAATGGGAATAGAAACAGACTTAAATGTAAATCCGTATTACGACGACTTTGATGAAACAAAAGATTTTCATAGAGTTTTATTCAAGCCGGCCGTGCCTCTACAAGCGAGAGAGATTACTCAATTACAGACTATACTACAAAACCAAGTAGAAAAATTTGGCCAGTTTACTTTTAAAGAAGGATCCATTGTAAAAGGATGTACGTTTACTTATGATAGATCCATCAAGTATGCAAAAATTCTAGATAAAGACTCTACTGGTCTTGATGTTAATACAGCGTTATTTGCAGAAGGCGACTACTTAAGAAACAATGCTAACCTAGTATCAAGAATAGTTAAAACAGCTAACGGCTTAGAATCACAGAACCCAAACTTAAATACCTTATTTTTTAATTATTTAAACTCATCAAACAATGCAGCAAACGTTGCTACCTCTTATATAAAGGGTGAAGAGTTAGAAATATATCCAGCAAGTACATCAATTGCCAATATTATATTTACCGGAATACCAAATGACGTATTCTTAAATAACAATGATACAATTTCAGTATCATCTAACCTAAAAGGAACCGGATTCTCAGGTAACGTTGTTACCACTGATGGAACTAATCAATTTTTATCAGTAAAGGTTAATGCTAATGGAGCTGGATTCAGCGTAGATGATCTACCTACTGCAACAATTGTAGCAGCAAATGGAGGAGTATTCACAAACGGTACTTCATCATCAAATACAACATATGATCTTGCAGCAGCTATTTCAAGCGGAACAATAACAGTATCAGTAAATTTACAAAAGACTAGCAATGTGACTATTGGTGATAGTACTTTTGAATCAGCTGGTAATTCAGAGTTTAACATACTTGGAAGTGCCTTCCAGATGAAAGTACAAGATGGCGTCATTTTCCAAAAAGGCACTTTCCAACGTTTTGCTGAGCAAGACATTATTGTATCTAAGTATACATCAAGACCTAACGAATTATGTGTAGGAGTTACAACAAACGAGTCATTTGTTAACAGTAGCATAGATACTAGCCTACTAGACAACGCTTCTGGCTTTGCAAATGAAAATGCACCAGGTGCAGATAGATTAAAACTACAACCAGTTCTTGTAGTTAACACAATTAACAACGCTGTTGCTTCTAATAACTTTTTAAGATTAGTTGAGTTCCAACATGGAATGCCAGTTAAATTAAATTCACAAGCATCGTTATCTGGATTGGGTGAAGTATTAGAAAGAAGACTTTACGAGACAAATGGCGACTATGTTGTCAACCCACTTTCACTAGGGTCAGAACAAATTGTTGGAAATTCAAATAATATAGCAATTGCTGTTGGAGCAGGTGTAGGATATAACAAAGGAAAAAGATTTGAACTAATAAACACATCAAGACTTCAATTACCAAAAGCAACGTCTACAGAAAGTATATCACAGCAAGAAGTATCAATTAACTATGGCAATTACGTAGAAGTAGATGAGTATGTGGGTCAATTTGGCATAGCTACAAATGATAGAGTCCTAATAATGGGATCTCAATTCAATTCAATTAGTGCAGCTAACTCTTCAACTTATGACATATCATCTAATTCAGTAGCAGCATGGACTAATGCAAATACAACTTTGTCCTATGCAGGTACAACAGGCAATGTTGTCGGACATGCAAGAGTTAGAGCAGTAGAACAATTAAGCTCAGAACCAAACAAAAGTAATTCTAAATTTAACTTATACATCTATGATGTACAAATGAATACTGGTAAATCTTTTACCAATGACGCTAAAAGTATTTTCCATTATTCTGGTGGGGAGTATACTGGATCATTATCGCAGACTAACCAAGCACACAGAGGAATAGCTGATTTAGTACTTATATCTAGTCAAGCAAGGATATTAGATCAAAGCCCAGAAGACAAGGATCTATTGTTTCCACTTGGCCAAGTAGGTATTAAAACTATATCTAACAACGCTTCATTTACATATGAAAGCTCAGCTCCTGGAGAATTGAACACAGGCGGCAGCGATTCAATACAAAAGTCATCTCCTGATAATTGGGGATTTGGAACTAGTGATACATATTTAACAGAAGTTCAAGAAAGCGAACTAACAATAGTTGCAAACAATACAGTAGTGGCAGCTGCTAATTTTGACGACACAGTTACAATCAACACAGCTAATGCAGCTACATCAAAAGTTCTTACAACTATTAATACGACTGATGTTTTTGAAGGTGACTATGTTAGAGTTGCAAACACTACTTCCAACGGTGGTATATACCAAGTAATTAAGAAAGCTGATTCATCAATTACATTAGACAGAGCAGTGACGGGCGTAGCAAACACATCTACGGCTAATGTGGCTATTGCTTATCCTTATGGCAGAGTTATATCATTAAAAAATAGAACTACTGCAAATGCTGCAATATCAGATTCTGGAAGAATACTTACAATTAATTTAGGTAGAACATTATCATCTACCCTATCTTTTGATGTATTGCATAATGTAAGAAACACTAGCTCAGGTGGTATTATTAAAGCATATAAAACATCTGAAGCTGCAATTTATACATCTAATAATGTGGGCGCAAATTCTGGTCCATGGAGTTTAGGTATAGCAGATGCTCAATCATTAGTAAAAGTTTATGTTTCAGCCAATAGTACAGCAATAGTACAAGCAAGTAATGCTTTAGCCAATGCAATTGCTAACGGTACAATGACAGACAGAACTAAAGAATTTGAATTGGTGACAGGTCAAGAAGGCTCTAAGTATGGATTAGCTAAATTAAAATTAAAAAGCGGCAGTAGTTACAGTCCAGGCAATGCAACATTAGCAGTTACATTTAGACATTTTGTAAATGATTCTGGATCAGGTTATGCCTCTTTCCAATCTTATCAACCTATTATTAATGACGACTTGCCTAACAGTAACACTACAATAACAACTCAAGAAATACCAACGTTTATTTCTAACTTGTCTGGCGCTGAATACTCATTAAGAGATTGTGTTGATTTTAGACCATACGTTACAAATACAGCTACTGTAGAGGGAACCTTCTTAGATGCTGATGCTTCTATCAACCCTTCTGCAGCTGAACAAATTTCAGGAACACAATATACGTCTACTCCTAATAAGCCTTGGACAAGTGATATCACATACTACTTGCCTAGAAAAGATAGATTAGTTTTAGAAGAAGGCAAGCTAACAATAATTAGGGGTAACCCATCTACCAATCCAGAATTGCCTGCTAAACCGCCAAGTGCAATGCAGTTGGGAACTATTGATGTACCAGTGTATCCTTCACTTGACTCTATTACAGCATCTGGTTATAAAAGACCAGATCTAGCAGTAAAGATAAGAACTACTCAATTAAAAAGATATACAATGCAGGATATTAAAACTATTGATGATAGAATTAATAACTTAGAATATTACACATCTTTAAACTTATTGGAAAAACAAACTGCTGATGAAGTTATTCCGGGTAGAAATGACCCAACAGAAAACAGATTTAAAAACGGATTCATTGTAGATAACTTTACAAACAAAACTACAGGTAATCCATTAAACACAGAATTTAAAGCAGGATTTGATATAGCAAGAAAGACGCTAACACCTAAATTTGAACAATACAGTGTTGCTCTTAAATTTAAGTCTGGCTCAAACATTGCAGATTACGGTGATGTATTAACTACAAAAAGCCAATTAAGAAAAATTATTCAACAACCTAATGCTACACAAAGTAGAAGATGTACTTCAGCTTTCTGGCAATACAATGGTGACATTACACTTTATCCAGATTACCTGAGTGATACAGATGTAACTCATAATCCAGAACAACAGATTACTATTGACGTTGATATAGCAAGCGGTACAATTGCATTGCTTGACGAGCTAAACAAGTACATTCCTATTCAACAAACTGAACAAGAAATCATTGATCAAAGTGAGAGCACTATTTCTTTAGGAACCGTCACAAGTGCAGATGGGCTTACTTCAACAGAAACATTTAGAACTATACAGACTAAAAAAATTAAAGAAACAACAAAGGGTATTGCAATTGGATCTAAAAACACTATTAAGAAAGTTGGAGAATTTGTAACAGATATATCATTCCAACCATACATTCCTGCAACAACAATTAGATTTATTGCTAGAGGATTAAGACCAAACTTAAAACACTATGCATTCTTTGATGATGTTAATGTAACTACCTTTGTTGCACCTGGTGGCATAATTAACACCATTGACTCTGGTAAAGACGACCTTGACTTAATATCAACAAGAAGAGCAAAGCAAATGATATTTCCTCTGGGTAAGAAAGGTACACAGTTAACAGCAAATAGTACTGGTGGTTTAGCAGGCCTATTTTTCCTACCAGCTAAATTGTTTATGGCTGGAGAAAGAAAATTTGCTTTAACAGATGTTGAAAATTTAAGTCAAATATCAGACACTGTATCATCAGCTTCAGCTAACTTTAACTGTTTTAACTTCGCTATAGAAAAAGGTGATGTTAACCAATCAACAAGATCACCAATATTATCATCTACTGAAACAGGAAGAATATTTAGTTCTACAACTAATAGCGAGTTCCAAGTAGTTACAACACTACCAGATGACGATGGAGGTATTGGAGCTAACACAGATCCAGGTGAAACACCAAACACAGTATTTGATGATACTAGGCTCAGACCTTGCGATGATGTAGATCCACCAGATCCAATTGATTGGTGGGAACCAGGAGACTTCCGCGGAGGCGGTGGCGGAAGACGACAGCCAGGAAGAATAGTTCCATGTCAAGAATGTCCAGAAGCATTCCTAGAGCAATTAGATGCTAGAGGAATTAATGCAAGAAATAGATGGTCAGCTGGTAGAGGTCTAGGATTAACATCACAAGAATTCATGTGTGCACAATTCGTAGATCCATTAGCTCAATCATTCTTACTTCAAGGTACAATGTTCGATGGTTCAACAACAGGATATATTAGAGGACTTGATTTATATTTTGCAGAAAAGAATCCTACTTTAGGCGCTTTAGTAGAACTTAGAGAAGTACAAAACGGGCTACCTTCAAATAAAGTATTACCATTTGGTAAAGTAACATTAAAGTCACAAAACATAAACACATCTACAGATGGAACTGTAGCTACTAGAGTATTATTTAAAGCTCCAGTTGCTGTGGACACTTCAAAGGAATATGCTTTTGTAATTAAACCAGAAGGCAATAACCCTGAAACAAAAATATTCACATCTAAGGCTGGTCAGAATTCATTACAGACTGGAATTGCTATCAACCAAGATTGGGGCGATGGATCAATGTTCCTTTCAAGCAATGACAGAACGTGGACACCATATGCTGATGAAGATGCTAAATTTACAGTATACGCATCACACTTTAACACAACAGATGCAACCATTGAGCTTACTAACGAAGATCATGAATTCTTAAAACTTGGCACCATTACCGGCAACTTTACTCCTGGTGAGGAAGTGTTCCAATTAGGTACAGTAGCATCTGCTAACATATCATTTCAAACAACTAGCGCAAACGTTGTTGCTGGAACTACAGTAGACTTATCATTACTTGGTCTTAATCCTGGTAATAGAATAGTTGTAGAAAACGCAAATGCTGAGTATGATGTTGTAGAAGTAAAAACTGCTAATAGCAGCATGATAACTTTAAGAGGTGCACCAAGTATCACGGAATCTGCAACGGACGGAGGTAAAATTAGATTTACTCCTTCAGGTACGTTTAAACAACTAGATGCAAATACAAACACAATGTTAGTAAACGATAGTACTGCAACAAATAGTACCTTCTTGTTTACTGCAAGTAGCACATTAATAGGTGCCACAAGTGGAGCCAACTGTGTTATTACAAGTGTTGAAGATACTAACATAACATACTTTGAGCCTATGTTATATAATAATGTACCTAATAGGACTTCTATTAATACAAGGTTCAAAGCAACTCATGTAGCAAATAATACTGTTGCAACATATAAAAGAATAAAAACAAATGATAGAAACTATCCATTAGAACCAGTTAAAGTTAGAAGTAAGTCTAATGAGATATCTGGAACTACAATAAACAAATCTTTATTTGTTAAATATATGTTTGCATCTGATAACAAATATACAGCACCGTTTGTTGATATGCAATCACAATCATTAAAAGTATATGAGAACATAATTAATAACGATGTTACAAATGAGCACATTACAGAAGGTGGATCAGCTGCAGCAAAATACGTATCAAGAACAGTAACATTAGGTGACGGACTTGATGCAGAAGATATTAAAGTATTTGTAAATGCTTATAAGCCAATTAACACAGACATAAAAGTATACGCTAAAGCTATTTCTCAATCAGATGAAGTAGGGTTTAGTGATGGAGTATGGTCTGAGCTTCAAAGAACTAAAAATACTAATAAAGTAAGTTCTAATGAAAATAGAAACGATGTTATTGAATATGGTTTTGAATTTAAAGATGCTCCAGCATCAACTCTTAAAGATGGATCTATTACATTTAGTAACAACTCAACAACAATTACTGGAACAGGAACTAACTTTGATGGTGATTTTGCAGTAGGCGATCTAGTTAAGATTGACAACCCTCCTTTTGATGCTAACACTAATTTCCAAATATCAATGGTTACAGCTATTGCAAGTGACACATCAATGACTATTGCAGATCCAATTGCAATAGGTGATGAAATAGATGGAAGACAAATTTCAAAAGTAGATGCAGATGCAAAGAATACAATCTTTAGAGACCCACAACCTGATGAAAGCGGTATAAGCTATCTTGCAACTTACTACAATACTAACAACGAAAAACAAGTTGGGTACAAATATCTAGCAATAAAAATAGTAATGACAGGTACCACAACATCAGTGGCTCCTTACATACAAGATTATAGAGCATTGGCGGTATCATTATAATGGCCGAGAAACTTTTAATAGAAACTGAATCTTCAGGCTTATATAGAGACAGTACATCTATGGCACTTATAAATACTGATAGAGCTTCGTTCGCTGCTTATAAAATGAAGCGACTAAAGGGCAGTCAAGTAAAAGAGCTGACTATTGAAGTAGCTTCATTAAAACAAGATATGGTGGATATAAAGACAATGTTGATGACAATTACAGAGGGATTAAATGGCAAGTAATAATTACACAGCTGCAAACGTAACACCATCGTCTGATACATTTAGAGAATGGGTAGACTTAACTAATAGAATTACGTATGACATGGAGAAGCGTGTTGTAACTACTGCCCAGCATACAGTGGGTGGTGGAACAACTGGTAATGCTTATGTAAATGGATTCTTTAGTGCTAACACGTTAATGATTACAGATAGTATTCAAGGTGTAAGTACAGACGATTCATCTAATATTGTTGGTGCAAACTCTACACTTGCTAATTTAATTTTTAGTACTAACGCTACTTTCATTGCTAACTCTACTCACTATTCACATATCAATGCACAAGCAAATGTTCATATAAGTGGTGGACTACTTAATGTAGACGCTAACGTAGATATTGATAATGCTGACACGAACATTAACGCAACTGCATTCTTGTTAAAAGGAACAACAGCTAACTTAGATTCTACAACCTCAGCAATCAACGGTACAACACTAGACATCAATTCAACTAACGTTGATGTAGATACTGCAAACGCACAAGTAAACGCAACTGCATTCTTCTTAGAAGGAACCACAGCTAACATTGAAAGCACTACATTAACTGTCAATGGCACATTATTAGATATAAATTCAAATGTTGATATTGATGCAGTAACCGTAACGGTTGACGGTGGAACCATGACTATTGGTTCTATGATTAATGCAAATGCAAACGTTGATATTAATAATGCATTAACAGATATCACCTCTACGGACACAAACATTTCAGGATCCAATGTAACTATTGATTCTACTCACGTAGATATTCATGGAACAAGTTTAGACATTAACTCTAATACTACTATAGATGGAGATGTCACTTTAACAGCTAACGCTGTAGTTGGTAATGCGAACACGGATTTATTAACTGTTAACTCTAATACAGTTTTAACAGACAAATTGAATGTACAAAAAGCAGTTGACTTTGATGATGTTTTAAATGTAGATGGTGCAGCAACATTTAATGCCGACATTACTTTAGGTAATGCTAATACAGATTCAGTAAACTTTATTGCAGAAGTATCATCAGGTATTAGTCCAGAAGCTAATACTCAAGCATTAGGTTTAGATGATGCAAGATGGATCCTAAAAGCAAACACAATTAATGCATCAGGCGATATAACAGCACAAGCAGACGTAGATGTATCAGCAGAAGCAAACGTAAATAGTTTAAGAGTAGTAACAGATGCATCAATAGAAGGCAACACAACATTAGGTAATGCATCTTCCGACTTAGTAACATTTAATGCAAGAAGTTCAAGTATAGAACCATCTGCTAATGGTAATGATTTAGGTACAGCTACAAAAAGATGGGACTTGAATGCTAATGGAGTAAATGTAGCTAACCATGCTCACTTCAACGCTACTATGAATGTAGAAAATGATGCTACCTTTGGAACTGACATCGACGTATCATCAGAAGCAAATACACAAACACTAAGAGTAAGATCAACTTCTAAATTAGAAGGATTTGCTAACGCAGTACAAAGCATTGGTGTAGGCGCTAACGTACATGTTGGCGGTAACACATATATCCATCATGGAAACACTGATGGACTAACAACAATTTCAGATTCAAATATTACAATAGGTAATAGTACAGTTAACACGGCCATTACAACTGGCGGTGTAGATACAGACGGATCATTAGCAGTGTTAGGCGCTGCAACTTTATCTAGTACTTTAGGTGTTGGTGGAGCAACATCATTAGGTAGTACATTGAACACAACTGGCTCAGCTAGGTTCCAATCTACAGCAAACGTAGATGGACTATTAAGAGCTAAAGCAGGATTAATAACAACGGGCACAGCAAATGCATCAGTAGCAATGAATGTTGGTGCAAACGTAAATTTATCAACATCAAAGGTAACAGTTGGTAACTCGACATCAAATACAACTATAACTAAAGCAGCTATTGACACCGATGGACAATTGATTGTAGCAGGTAACACAACAGTAGGTGGTGATGTAGATATTACTGGTGAAGTAAATGCAGCATCAGCAGCAATAGTAGGCGGAGCAGTAGTAGGTGGTGCACTTGACGTAAACAATACAGCTGACTTCCTAGGAAATGTTAACTTCCAAGATTCGATTACTGTAGCAGATAATTCAACATTTAGTAAAACATTAGCTGCAGGTAACACATCTATAACAGGGACATTATCTACAAGCGGTAAAGCATCTTTAGCATCTGCAAATGTAACAGGTGCACTTCAAGCTAATGGTGCAGTAGACTTTAACAGCACTGGTGACTTTGCAGGAAATGTTAACTTCCAAGATTCAATAACAGTAGCAGACAATTCTACATTCAGTAAAACTTTAGCAGCAGGAAACACAACAGTAACAGGTTTTGTAAATGCATCTGGAAATATTAAAGCAGCAAGTGCTAATGTGTCAGGTCATGCTAACTTAGCAACAATAGGAGCTAGTGGGGCAGTTGCATTAGCAAATACATTAGGAGTAACTGGTCTAGGAACATTTGGTTCAGGTATAAGTGTTACAGGTACAGCTAACACTACAACAGCTATTCACGTAGGCTCATTTGCAAATACAAAAGTAAGATTAGCAAACAATACAATTGCAGTTGGTAACACAGGTGCTAATTCTACATTAACATCTACAACAATATCAACAACAGGAACACTAACAGTATCAAATACTGCAGCATTAGGAACAACTACAATAACAGGTAATGCTTCTATTACAGCAAACTTAGCTGCAACATATGCAAACGTTGGTGGATTAAATTCAACTGGAGCCGTAGACTTTGACACTACATTAAACGTAGACGGTAACGTAACATTAAACGAAGATGTTGATTTAGGTAGTGCATCTGACGACACAATATCATTTGCAGGTAGAGTAGATACAAGTTTAGAACCTTCAGCTACAGGCAAAGTATTAGGACATGCATCAAGAAGATGGGCACTTGCAGCTCAAACTATTAACTCATCAGGTTCTGCTATCATAGGTGGTGGCTTAGCAGTAAGTGCAACAACAAACAGTACATCTAACACAACTGGTACAATTACATCAGCAGGTGGTTTAGGTGTTGCTAAGTCTGTAACATTTGGAGAAAACTTAAAGGTTCATGGTAATACAGATATTGATGGTACTCACATTTACCTTGGATCTAATTCTTCAGTTATATCTAATTCAAGTTTTACAACAATAACAGCAAACAAATCAATATTAGATGATTTAATAATATCAGATTCTTTCACAATACCTTCTGATTCAGTATTATCTTATGCACAAGGTATTATACAGATATTAGATGTTACAGCTAATGCTTCATTTAGTACAGGAGCTAATGTAGTAGTAGACTTTGGTAGTGATCCAACAGGTAAGGCTACTGTTAATTTAACTAATGCACATTTCACAAATACAATGGCATTAGATCACAGACTACAAGTTGGAACATTTAGTTCAGGTAGTTCTGGTACACAAGCAAACACAACAGCTGTAGAATCAGACAACATTTATGCTAGAAATGATTTGATTGCTAACTACTCATCAGATCAAAGATTAAAAGATAAAGTTATAAAAATTGATACTGCTTTAGATAAAGTAGACAGCCTATCGGGTTATCAATTTGAGTGGAATAAACATATTGAAGACTTTAGAGTTGGAACAATAGATTATGGTGTGATAGCTCAAGAATTAGAAAAAGTTCTCCCTCATGCTGTAGACATAAATAACCGTGGATACAAAACAGTAAACTATAATAGCCTGATACCATTATTAATTGAGGCCGTTAAAGAATTGTCAAGTAGAGTAAAGGAACTGGAAGGAGAGAAGTAGATGGCTGATCAAATTATACACAATAGTAATACCGTAGTAGATTCTAGTGGTTTTATTGCTAATGTAGCGTTAAGAGATTCTGGTGTAACACCCAATGACTATACGACTACTAAGACTGGTGCCTTAGGCATTACAGTTGATGCGAAAGGTAGAGTTACAAACGCTATTGTAAATACAAGTATAAAGACATCATCCCTAGAGATTGCTTCAGCAAACTCAACTGGTAATACAGAAGCATTTGCACATGTAATAGATCAAAGGATTTATGTATCTAGTTCAGCACCAGCAAATAACTCTATAGGCAATAACGGAGACATTTGGTATCAGACACTAACATAAGGGACACCTAAGTGGCTGATTTTACATACTTAAGCACGAACTACACAGGTTCAGATAGACATTTCACTGACTCGTATCAGGGCTTAAACTATGTCCATAATACAACAACTCAACTATTCTTAACAGGATACGTCAGAGCATATCAAAAAGAATATAGTGGCGTATACATAAAACAGTATTCTGAAGAATATCAAGGACAATATAGTAAAGAATATGAAGGATCATTCAATAAACAATATGAAGGATTTTTTAATAAACAATATGAAGGATCGTTCGATAAACAATATGAAGGTACCTTTACTGGCCAGTACACTAAAACATATGTAGGTACATATGAAGGAACATTTGAAGGATTCTTTAATAAACAATATGAGGGATCGTTCAATAAAAACTATGAAGGTCAGTTTACAGGCTCTCAAAGATATAACAATAATACAATTGGGCAATTTGAAGGAACATTTAGTAAGAATTATTCAGGATTGTTTGGTAGTCCAGCTATATCATATCTTAAAACATATGTTGGCCAATACACTAAGACATATACGGGTCAATACGAAGGACAGTTTACTAAACAATACTCTGGCCTATACGAAGGTTCATTTGATAAAACATACTTAGGACAATATACTGCTACATGGTCCAGACAATTTGTAGCAAGTTGGTCGAGTGTTGTAGAAACACAAAGAATTAGTAATCAATTATATAGTGGTACATATGAAAAAATATGGTCACACATATATCTAGGAGATTATACAAGACATTATAGTCGAATGTTTGAAGGATTCTTTAATAAACAATATGAAGGATTTTTTAATAAAGCATATACTCAAACATACTTAGGAAGTTATACAAAAACTTATGTAGGACAATACAGCCAGAATTTTGAAAGAGATTGGTTAAGCGTTAGAGTAGTACAATACACGAAAGAATACTCCCACAACTATGTTGGGTTATATGTAAAATCCTATACTGGTCAGTTTACAAAAAATTGGTTGCCATTAGCTGCTGGTGCTGAATACGAAAGTACATTTACTGGTACAGGTTATGCTAGTCTAAGGGCCAAAGCATTTATTGCTGGTGCTGGAAATGATATTGAAGATTATAATACATTCATAGGCTACTATGATGTAACATTCAGCGGTCAATACACAGGTGCGTTTGTTGCTAATTATACAAACAATTTAAACCAAAATTTTCAATCTGGAGGAGATCTTACCTTCCAACAATTTGCAAGAGAATATGTACCTCAGTACATGGATGCATATCTTGGAAATTTTGGAGGACCAGGAACAAGAAATTATACAGCTGGTAATGTATGGGTCAAGAATGTCTCTTATATAGGACCTTTCTTTCAAGCGCCTCTAGGGAGCCCGTTACCGCCAATTGATAAATTCATATATTCAGCCGTTTCAGGTGTATTGTATGGAAATTCTTGGAATAAGACTTTTAATGGTTACTCCAGGAGTTATATAGGCGGATATTCAGGAGGACTGTTCCAGGGTCCACGTTCTTATATTAAAGCATTTGAAAACAATACAGCGTATCAAAGCACTGTAACATTAGGTTACATGGGACAAGAGTATGAGGCTGGTGGCCCTATTGGCCCTCCATCCCAGTTCCCTGAATTTAGACCTGATGATACGGAATACGTTGGTACTAATACTAGCACTTTCCGACGCAACTATCACAAGAATTATAGTTTAGGTCCTTACAATGCTACCTATGAAGGCACGTTTGACTTTACTTATATCGGTACCACTACCGTTATCTACACAAAACAATATAGTAAAGCATACTCAGGAGCTTATCAACAACTATATGAAGGAACTTTTGAGGGTACATTTAATAAACAATATGAAGGTGGATATGATAAGAGTTATACAAAAACTTATCATAGACTATTTACTAAAACTTATCTCGGTCAATATGAAGGGGTCTTTAGTAGAACATATATTGGTAACTATGAGAAACAATATGTAGCTCAGTATGAAGGATTAAGAACATCTACCTCTACATTTATTGGTTCATATGTTGGTTACTTTGACGGGATATCATACGAAGGATCCTTTAACGGGATAACATATATTGGCAACTACACAAAAACATATACTGGTGAATATGAAGGACTATTCTCTAAACAATATTCTGGTGTATATGAAGGCACATTTAATAAACAATACGAAGGATCATTTACAAGAAATTACACAAAACAGTGGGAGGGCACATACTCCAAAACATATACAGGAGTATATTCTGGTGGCCCGTACAACACTCAATACACAGGCTCATATACTAAAACATATCTAGGTCTTTATACTAATACATATTTAGGACTGTATAGCCAGTTGTTTGAAGGCGCATTTAATAAGCAATATGAAGGAACATTTACTGGTCAATATACTAAAACATATACAGGTCAGTACACTAAGACATACCTAGGTCAATATACAAAAACCTACACTGGCATTTATATCCAACAATATACAGGTGGATATATTAAGCAATATTCTAAAGAATATGAAGGGTTCTTTACAAAAGAATATTTAAAAACATACGGTGGAGCTTGGTCTGGACAAGGGCCAGCATATCTTGGACTTGCATATTTCACAAACAGTTTTTCAGGACTAAGAACATTTGCTCAGACTTACACAGGCCTAGCTAGCGCATCTACTATA